CCGTTGCTCCAAGCAACATGAATGCCGCCCGCGTCATCCACGTGGATGACCTTGCCGGTCATGCCCGCAGGCATGTCGCGGTACGGGTCGCACATCTGTTCCAGCACCACTGTGCAGCCTGCCGGGTATTGCTCCCGGAGCTTTGCCAAAACCTCCGGTCGGATGGTCATAGAAAACATCGTTGTTCCTCCTTCCCTCGTAGGTTGTGGACATTAACGCTCTTGTCGGGCAGAAAGTCAAGTCGATTTTCAGGCCATACGCAGGCCCTTTCCACGCTGCTGCCTGCGTGTCAGCGTAGCAATTTCAGTCGCCAGCGCGTAAATATCCTGCTCATCCCGGACGGTGAAGGTGTTCCCGGTAAAGGTGACATGACTGTCCTGATGATACGTTTTCTGATTAGTGGTGGCGTTATTGATGATTGCGCCCTCGCGGGCCTCATCGGTGAGATAGCGAGCGGCGTTGCGGATGACCCGCGCCTGCTCCTTGCTTTCCTTCAACACACCCTGTCCGAAGCCGCGCATCGTCATAACGCCTACCTCGTCCTCGAAAACCTCGGAAGGACTGTGGATTTTGAGCTCGGATTTCGCTGCATTGACGGCAGCGCGGGCAGCAGAGCGCATGGCGGAGATTACACCGGAGCGACCTGCATTAATACCAGCCTTCAACCCAGCTATGGCATTCACGCCTGCACTGCGCAGGGTGGTGGAAGTGAGATTTGCATTGACCGCGCTTTTTACATTGGACGCGACCGTACTGCCAGTTGTGCTCATGCCGTAGCCGCTCATGGCGTCTGCAATGCCCTGCATACCGGCTGTGCCATAGGAAGCCAGCAGCGTGGCAGGAAATGCTGCGGAGATGGCTGCTTCGACGTTCGTTGCGGCGGTTGCAGCATCCGTGGTGAAGTCATGCGCACTCATGCCGGCACCGACGCCAGCCGCCACGTTGTCGCCAACAGGCTTCACACGCTCAGACGGAGAGTTGATATCGAATGCCATGTTCAGAGCAGATTCCAGATTGGCTGCGACTGTCTCGGCATCCGTATCCCAGCCGGCTTCCGTCATACCTTGAGCAACACCCTCAAGGATGTGGGCGCCGGTTTCTGTGGTATCCAGTCCGTTGAGGAATGTGACAATGGCCTGCAGGTTTGCAATGTCCTCCTCGGACACTTGCTTGCCCTGCATGATTGCTGCGACCATTTCGCCGACATAGGCAGAAAGCTCTGCCACCGTCTGGGAGTTAAAGTCGTTGCGCATACTCTGGTCGAGCACACCATGATTGGTGCTTTCGCCACGCAGAGTTGCCCAGAACTTCTGCCAGCTATTGTAATCCAGCGTTTTGGTGTAGGAGTTGATGCGATTGACAGCGGAGCCGATCATATCCATCGTGGTCGCGGGCATGACGCCTGCCCACATACCGGCTGCGGTCACGCCCAGCTTATCTACCTCATCCACCAGAGGAGAAATGGTGTCGATGGCTTCCTGCGTACCCGTGACCTGCGGGGAGATCAGGATATGCATCGTGCCATCCTCGTCCATGGTAGCGATGGTATCGGCGGTAATCGCACCTTCCGGCACGGCAGTAATGGGGATTTCGATGCCATCCTGCCAGACTTTGAGCTTTCCGCTGGCGCTCAGTGCGTTAAGATCATCCTCATCCACCTCGCCCAGACGCACGGGTACTTCCACGCTCAGACCGCTGTTCTCCTGAAAATCCTGATAAGTCAGGAACTCATAGCCGGTAATCTGTACCTTGGTGGTGAGAATCGGCGGGTTCAGGCCCTCTGCCTGCACATACTCGGTAATCTGTGCTACAACCTCTGCTTTCAGGGCTGTCTTATCGCAGTTGGTAGCTTCCGCATAGGCTGTGACCATAGCATCCACCTGCGCATCGGACACCTTGCTCAGATCGACGTTTTCAGAAAGTAGATACTCTGTAACGATTGCAGCCACATCCGCAGGCGTAAGCGCCGTGGTGAGCGCACCGCCATCGATTTCCTGATAGGCCATGACAAAAGCAGTTATGCCGTCGGGAGCAAGACCGGAAATGTCCACACCCTGTTCTTCTGCGTAATTGGTAACATAAGCTACTACATCGCTGGGCTTGAGCAGCGATACATCCGCACCCTCCGCCAACTCCTGATAGCCCGCCACAAAGCAGGATGCGATCTCAGGCGTCAGCCCGGACACATCAGCGCCGGTGGTGACCTCTGCATACTTTTCGACATAGGCAATCACGCCCTGTGGCGTAAGCTGTGCCGTGTCCGCGCCTTCCGGGATTTCTGTGTAGCCCGAAACAAAGGCATCGACCGTAGGCTGAATCTTCTGAGTTTCTTCATTTTCCTGATAGGAAGCGATGATGGCATCGGTCGTAATGACGCCTGGGTTAGCCGCGAACTCGTCCCATCGCGCCTGTGCGCCGGTCATATCGAGGTCGGTGGCGATCTTGAGGGCTTCCTCGGGGATAGCTTCGGAGAACATGCTGGCCAGACCGGGAAGTTCCAGCTTGTGTGTATCCAGATAATCCTGTACGGAAGCCAGCTGCTCCATAGTCCCAGACACATCAATCTCTGGGAACATGGCTTCGATCTCAGTTTCGGTGAGGCCGCTGTCCAGAAGGGACTGGATCTGCGTAAGCAGACCGATGTACTCGATCAGCGCGTCTTCATCCATGCTCGCGCTGATTTCGTTGAGATCAGCCAGCAAACCGGGCTTGTCAGTTTCAGAAGCCATGCTGTATTCGCGCAGCTTCTGATTCAGTGTGTCAATGTCAGCTGCCGCCTGCTGGATATCATCCTGTTGCCAGACAGGCATTACGACGGAGGACATCGTCTGCGCATACTCCAGAGCAGCGGCACGGCGGTTTTCGTTGTACTTGAGGTTTAGCTCGTCCAGTGCTGTCTGACGCTGGGCGGCATCCTCGATCAGCATGATCAGGGCATATTCCTTGTCATACTGCGCATCGATCTGTGCGTTGATGGCTGCCATGCCTTCGGCAGCGGCTACCATTGCATTCTCATACACCGATACATCCGCGTCGCTCTGGCCACGGGCATGGGCGCGGGCAACCTCGGCTTCCACCTTCTGAGCGATGGTTTCAAAACCGTCCGTTTCAGCCGGAGTCAGGTGGTACTTGATGACGATCCCTTCGCGGGTGTCGATCAGTTCCTGCAGGCGAATCTGATCATTCTCAGAGAAATAACCATTCTGCCGCCTTTTCAGTAGCTGTTCGATCTCCTGATCCAAGGCATCCAGCTGTTCAATATCGCTCTGAAGCTGTGCCGATACAGAGGTATATCCGTTAGCGTCCGCTGTTGCTTTCAGCTCCGTCAGGGCATCACGCGTGCTGGCGGTCAGGTTTTTGAAGGATTCCGTCCAATGCGAAACGATTTCATCCGTTTCCTTCTGACCATCCGTCCATACGGCGATCAGCCCTGAAAGCCATTCCTGCGCCGTCTGCTGTTCATTGGTAAAGTCGCTTTCGGTCATGCTAAAGAAGGACAGACCCTCGCTGCTCCCATAAAAGGTTTCAGCGGCGGTGTCCTTCCATTTTTCGGCGGTTTCAGCCATGCCCTCAAGAGCTTCCCGCGCCTGCTTTGCGCCGGACACATAATCAGCCAGCGCAACGGTGCCAACCACCACAGCAGCGGCGACAGCCAGCCACACGGAGGGTGACTTGCCCAAAACGGACATAAAGCCCTTAAAGCCGCCTCCAGCCTTGCCGACAGCCGTGGCAAACTTGCCGATGCCGCCGGTGACGGTGGATAGCCCCTTGGTCAGCTTGGACAGTGCCAGAAAGGCCGGGCCGATGGATGCTGCAAACGCCGCTGTCTGAATAATCTGCTTGCGTTCAGCTTCGTCCATCTCCATGAACCTGTCCATCAGATCATCCACGCCATCGATCAGACTGTGAATGGTGGGATTGAGATCATCGCCCAGCTGCTGTGCGAAAAGGACGGACTTGTTTTTCAGGTTGATGAGCTTGCTTTCCGTGGTGGCATAACGCTTCCCGGCTTCTTCTGCAAGGGCGGTGTTTTCTTCCCAAGCACGATTGGCTGTTGCCTGTGCGGATGCAAAAAGCTCTGTCGCATTGACGGAGCGCAGGAGGGTATCGCGCAGGCGCACTTCGGATATGCCGATTTCGTTCAGTACTGCGATTGCGCTCATGCCTTCGTCATCCATCTGTGCCAACCCCTCGATGAAGGATTGGAACACGGCGGCGGGATCGGATTCCCACATCTGAACGAACTGTTGCTCGGTCATACCGCAGACAGTGGCAAAGTCCGTCAGGGCTTCGCCGCCCGTTGCAGCGGCGACCTCCATCTTGATCATGGCCTTGGATAGCGCTGAGCCGCCCATCTGCGCTTCAATGCCCACGGAGGACAGCGCGGTAGCAAAGCCCAGAATCTGTGCTTCGCTCAAACCGATCTGCTTACCTGCACCGGCGAGGCGCAGCGCCATTTCCATAATCGCGGATTCGGTAGTGGCAAAGTTGTTGCCCAGATCGACCAGCGTAGAACCGAGGTTTTCAAACAGCCCCTGATCCATGTCCATGATGTTGGCAAACTTCGCCAGCGTGGAACCAGCTTCCTCGGCGACAATATCGGT